CAATAGAAGCACGGCAAAGTTAGTACAAATGAAACGCAAACCACATCCAAAAGTGATACATCGCAAACTTGGGCGTGAGCGTGCGGATGGTTTGTACTGTGATAATGTTATTGAGATAGACCCAACGCTACCGCCGATGCGCTACCTTATCGTTCTTGTGCACGAATACTTGCATCACATCCAGCCTGAGTGGAGCGAGGAGAAAGTAGATGCGGAAGGTGAGGCATTGGGCAGGTTTCTTTGGAAGCAAGGCTATCGCAAAGTTCATCAGTAGTCAAAACTTATCCGCTATCCCGGCATGAAGTAACTCATTGTGCAACCATTCGCGCATCTTGCCTACTAAGTTGTACTGCTCTTCGGTTAAATCTTGGTACTTTTCAAGACTGCGCAGGTGCTGCCTGAATTCATCAATCATGTCAAAGTACTTCACACCATTCACAGCGCAATCGAATGCGTGCTGGTCATGCTTTAGATCAAAGGTTAGTGTTGCTTTCATCTTGTGATCTGTTTGGTTTTCCTGCTTTACAATCTGCATAGCCGTCATTGTACGCATTAAGTATGTGTGTCATCTCAATGGTTTGGGCTTTCATCATAAACGCGTCTAATTCAATCCATGATATTTTGACCGTTGGACCTTGAAATCTTTTGCGCAGCGACTTGCTAAGTGTGCGCAGTGCGGTTTCTTTTTTAGTCTCTTGCTGCATATTGTTTTACTGTTAGTTCGTCATTTATTCGGTTAATGATTCTGCGAAGTTTGTAATCACGTGCGGGGTTTATTGGTTGTTCAGCTAGGAACCGATGCCGGAGCATGCGTAGTTCGTCACGGCTGAACTGGCTGAGTTCTTTGCGGGTCATGCTTGCTGAGTTTTAAAAGTTCATTCTTCACGTGGTTGTAGTATGCTTTGACGGAGTAGTATTCACCAGTGCCTTCAAAGTCATTTACAATATCCGTTGGCGCATTTATGATGGCCTCATCTACGGCGTATAGGGCAGCGTTGATTGCTCTGATATGCACCTCAATTAGACTGCCTTCCTGCTTGCCATTCTCGATGATGTCAAAATAGTTCGAGTACAGTTGCCATGCCTTTTCTTTTGCTTTCATCTGTTAGCTTGTTTAGTAGTTGTATGACTTGTTCTTTGTTGTAGTAGTGCTGCATCGAATTGCGCACATGGTCTTTGAGTTAGTCAGCTGTCATGGTCCGTTGGTTCTATTGATCCGTAATGAATTATAGTGTAATCCTCAGGCTTTTTAACATGCTTCTTTAAAAGACGCAATGCCTCAATCAAATTATTAGCTTTAATATTGACTGCGATTGCATGTCCTTTTTCTTTGCTTGCAAGATAAAGATTCATTGCTCACCTCCTTTGTATGTTTCGTTGTAGTATTGTTCACATTGCTTACCACGTATTGGAACATCTTGGCCTCCTTCCCAATACGCCTCTTCTATCTGCTCACGCTCCATTGATTTGGCTTCCTCATATATGGCTTCTATTTTCTTTACAACGTCCATGTAATAGGTGTCAACATAGCCATTTTCGCCACATAACTTTTCAAAAAGATAGTCAACCGCTGTTTGTTTACTCATAGTGCTAAGGTATTATAGGGAGTTCCAAGAATCGAACTTGGACTTGGGAAATTCATGAGATTAAGCGCGCCCCACGCACTACCATTATGCAAAACCCCCCTTTTTTTTTATAGTGCTAATGTGTTTAAATATTCACGCCACATAGGTACACGCTCCTGCAGCTTTGCGATTGCGTCTGCATCGAACTCTACAACTTTCTCGTGTATGCGCTCTTGCACCGGGATGTCGTATGTCCATTCCGTTGTTTCCAAGTTCGCGTCTGGATAGTCATCTAAAAACCTGCCCATGTCATAGATCATATTCTTTTCAATGCGCTGTGCTTTCTTGACAAAGGTAGGGTCTGACTGTGCGTCAATCAAGTTCATGCGGCGTGCGAGGCGGTACTTCTCATCGTTAATCATTTGCAGTGGTGCGTTCACTAATACGTAGCAGAATGTTGCACGCGGTGCGCCTGTTAACCAGCAGTAGGCTTGACCTTGCCAATAGTAATCTTTGCTAATGTCGCTAGTCATAGCATCAAAAAACGTGTGGATGTCCCATGAACTTTTGATGTCGGGCACGTTCACCACTAAATCCGTCTCATCATCTTTGATAAGCAAGTCAGGTGTGCCTTTGATAAAGTCATTTGCAAACATCTGCTCATTCTTGAATACAATCTCACCACGGTGTCTGCGCCACATGTCTATCGCATCATTCTCAACGGCTAGACCTTTTTCAATAAACTTGTTTGACATCTCTTTGTAGCGGCTGTATTTGTTCGCTACGTAGATTTCTAGCAGTGCGCTCTTAGTTGTTTCGCTAAGACCTGTCTTAGTCCTTGCATCGGTCATCAACTTACCTAGTTGTGACGCTCTAAATAGTGTTTGTTCCATTGTGTTTTTAAATTGATAGTCAAATGTAGCAGTAATTCGGAATTACCGAACAACTGCTACAAATTTTAACATTTAGATTGAGGCTATGAATTGCCCGCGCTCCTGGTTCATTAGAATCATTTGACGCTTCGCCTCTATTTCATCACCGACCTCATGCAGCACATCACCACTGCACGACTTGCTAATCTTGCTTAGCTGTGCGAGTTCAGTTGCTTGCTGGATAAGCTCGCGCACATACTTCACATCTTGGTCATGACCCTGTCCTAGACTGCCCTTCAACTTGAATGGCTTGTATGCGTCCTTGTTCTTGCGGTTAAGGTCACGGCCAAACACTTTGCCCAAACTTTGCGCTGCGTTCTTTAGGCATTCAGATTTTAATTTACCAAATGCCAAGTCCATTGCGTTTGCTTTCTTGTTCGATGGATTCAATGCCCACTCATTGCGTGCCTGTGGATCATTGCGAAGGTCATCGGGAACTTTATCTACCATGATGACAACAGATGCAGCACCTGTGCGGCGTAACTCATACCCGGATATTGGATGTGTTACAACCAACTCCAGTGACGCTTGCACCTCGTTGGCAATCGTAGACCACTTAAAATTCTCAGTGCGCCAATGGCCGAAATAGATTTCATCAAGTGTCATTTCGATGTGGCTAATGACCAGCGTAGACGCTTTTTTATCGGGTGTAAGTTCTACACCTGCGGGGTCAGGTTCCGCGTTAAGCAGCTGCTGAAACTTTTGCAGTGCCTCAAGATTGTCTTTGTGATAACTCATAATGTTTAATTGATTTGATTTCGAAGATAGTGATTAATAGCGCATCAGGCAATCGTTTAACTCTTGGCAATAGTTAAGAATTGCAAAAACGATTAGTGCGCCGATAACGTAGCGAAGGATAGTAGATGTGTTTTTCATATTGCTTTTGATTTTAAATTGATAGGGCAAAGCTAGTGTAAGTTCTTACTCACACACTGTTAAAAATTGTTAAAATTAAGCCCATGAATAGCTACCGTAATTCGGGAATAGTTCGAAGTAAACACGCATCATTATAGCATCTGCGTAGTCAGGAGACTTGCCATGCATTCGCGCTATCTCATCTTTACTGATTACAGCTAGTTTGCCATCGGCTTCGGGCGTGCGGCGGCGTATCATGTCCAATTCCTGGACAATAACATCCCGGTAGCGATCAACTTTGAACACTACCTTGTTTTGCTCGATGAGTTCTGCTAACTTGAAATAGCATTCGGCTTTCTGATTGACATAGCGGTCTGGTTGTTTAGCCCTGCCGCCGTTAAGGAATCCCCGGCACTTCAACGTGTCAACTACTCCACCACCTACACCGTCTTCATCACAGATTACATTGCTTAGTTTGATGCTATGCCTGTCACAAATTTGGCGAACATTTGTTACAACTGTCGTGATTGGTTGCTTACGCAGCTCGTGTATCTCTATTAAGTGCAGCCCATGCCATACGCAAATAACTGTTCTATCTTTTCCAAGTCGTGCGATGTCTGCGCTAATGTACTTTTCACCTTTGCTTTCTTCGTCACGGAAGCAGCGCAATAAATCTTCATAGTCATATATCCAGTCAATGCTCTCGTCATAGTCCCAATCACCTTCAAGCAATCGCTTGCGGTCTGCTTCAGGAAGACGCATCATCTTAGCTTCATAGACTTCATCAGGACTTACTGTGTTATCCTTGAGCAAAGCCTCAACAAATGCTTTGTGTGGTGGTAATAAATCTTTTTTCCAAGGATACCAAATGTCATTGTATAGCCAACCTTTTGACGGGTTACAACTCATTAATCCTTTAGGTATACCACCTACCAAATTATAACGCACACGTGTATCAATAATGTCTACTGCCTTCTTTGTCATTTCAGCTACTTCATCAAGAAAGTAATCGGTAATTTCAAGTGATCCAAATCGGTGAAAATCGGGGTCGCTAGGTGTAGCTGCCATGTCCATAAGGATTGTTTCGCTACCATTGAACCAACGAATCATGTTTAATTGTCCGTTGTACGTGTAGTGTTCACCTGCTTTCAAACCCATCTGACTACACAACTCCCAAAATCGTAGCATTGTAGATAGCTGCAATTTCTTTAATTCAGCACGACCAATAAGACCACGTGTATTTGGATGCTTTACCCTTCGCATGATTTGCCAATAACATCCTAACCATGTTTTACCACCGTATACACCACCGCCATACAGTACCTGCTCCACCTTACTAGATGTAGACAAGTGCCTAAGTGCGGTTTGTTGCTTAGTATTAAATGTAGGATTGTAACTCATTGTACGTGCTTCCAGCTGCGCAATATCACATCTTTAATAGTGGTTGCTTTTACATTGTATTCTTTGGCTAACATTTCGCGTGTGTACTTACGAGGTTGAAACTTCATGCGTATTTCTCGCACTTGTTCTTCAGTCAATTTAGCACTACCATTTTTACTTCCTCGCATTGGTGGCGCACCTTTAGGCATATTGATTCTGCCGCTGTTATAGCTATGCAAAGTATTTTCTTTAGCCGTACACCATTCTAAATTTTCAATTCGATTATCGGTGCGA